CGCATGTGCATGTACGGGCCACGGCCCGTGTTGTCCCGCTGGTAGACGATGCACGGCAGCCCAGCCCCCTGCGGAGCCTGGACGGCGTAGATGCGACCGCCGACCTGCATGGCAATGTCGGCATCCGCCGTCAGCAGCTGCACCAGAGACTCGTCAATGTGCGTTGTGGTGGGCATTACTTCTTGCCGTACATCTTGCGGATGGCCTGCCGCTCGGCCTCGGCAATCGCCTTGCCAAGAGCACCGTCGAGCTTGCCAATCAGTTTCTGCTTGATCTGCGGCAGGTTGGCATCGGCCCACCGCTTGAACTTGTCGCTCTTGGGCATGCCTTTGACCTGGCCGAAGTAAATCAGGCCGCCTTCAGGCCCGCCGATTTTCGCAACTTTGCCACGCAAGTATGGATACTTTGAAGCATTAGCCAGCGGAACTTTTAGCACCCAGTTGTTTGGCTGCCTGTACTTGGTGCCGTTTTCCACCCACCAGGCGTGGAAGCCCTTTTCAGAGCTGTTGCCGCCACGCTTTGAACGGTAGCCCAAGATGCCGACCGCCGTGGCGTTTCGCTTCTTCTTCTCCACCTTCACGCCGACGCTGCGGCGAAGGTTGCCGGTCGGCCCGCGTGGCGTGAGCGACTTGATCTCTGGTATCTCGTCCTTTGCGGCCTCGCGGACGGCGGCCCCAAGGTACTTTCTCTGGATGCTGCCAGACAAAACAGAGAAGCCCTTGAGGATCTCTTCCACGCCTTCAACAGTCATGTCGGTACGCATCAGTCCACGACCTCCGACACCAGCAGCTCGTGCTCTTCGCGGCGGCCACGCTCAACGGCCGACATGATTTCAAAAGTGCGGCCGTCCGCAGTCAGCCGCATCTTGGGCTTGAGCCCTGACGTGTACCGCATGCGGACGCGGTGCGTCACCACGCCCTCGTTCGCCATGGCGTTGATGGCCTCGTTGCCGCTCAGCGGCAGGATGGCGATCCACCGCGTGGCAAACGTGGACCAGGCCAGTTCTGGTTCGCCGATGCTGTTGGTGCTCTCGGTTGGAGTCTGCACCGTGGCGAGCGTGTCCATGTCGCCAGAACGGAGTGGCATGGCCTACGCTCCGTAGATGACGAGCGTGTAGGACGCGGTGCCCGAGTAGGCCGAGACGTTGAACCCGGACGTGCCGCCCGAGCGGCTGTCGGACAGGGCCACCCGGTTGCCACCCGTAATCGCCACGCCAGACCCGGCGGCCTCGCTGCACACAGCGGCGGCCGATGACGCAAACGCGAACCGGCTGACGCTGGCGAACGAGACAGCGGCCCCGCTCGAGTCTTTGTAGGCACTGGGTGCCACGGCGATAGCCACGGCGGCCGTGCCGCACGTGCCGGTCAGGATGGCCACCTTTCCGCTGCTGTATGCGTCCGTGCTGGTCAGGGCGAGCCGCTTGAGCGACTGCACGCCGGAACCCGCAGACGAGTCCGAAAACGACACGTCGATGGCGATACGGCCTTCGAGGCTCATGCGTACTGCTTCCACTTCAAGGGCTCAAGCAAAGCATGCACGCCCAGCGGCACGTTCTGGCCGACGCTGCCGATGGCCTCGCGGTTGGCATACCAGTGCCCGACCAGCATCTTGATGGCGTGCACGGCCGGCTTCGGCACGCTCGCCGCACCGCCGTACCCAGCGAGGTACGTGATCTGCACGGCCTTGTCGTCCAGGCGGACGTTGGGCCAATCCTCAAGGTACAGCGGGTAGACCAAGGCAGGAACGTGGTCGCGGTCCAGACGGAAATGTTGCGTTCCAGACTGCGCCCACGTGAGTGTCTGTGTGGTGCCGGCGGAATCCACATACGAGATAGTCACCGTGGCGCTCGCGGCAGTCGCGTTCAACCGCACCGGCGGGCGCGGGAGCTCGATGCGGAGGCTCGGAAAGTCATCGAACGCCACGGTGTATTGCTTGTCCGCGAACGTGCGGTCGCAGTAGTCCTCGCACCACGTCGTTGCGGCATCGACCAGGCCACCGATGTAGGTATCGTCGTCGGTGAAGTCGACAATCCGCAGGTGTTCCTTGGCGTCGGCCACACTCACCGGACGGTCGCCGGTGCCACTGGCCGTGGCGACGGTGAGGCTGCGGTAGCGGCTGCCCGTCTGCGGCAGTTCCCAGTTACGCACGCTTCGGCCTCCCACGCTTGGCCTTGGCAACCGGGGCAACCGCCCGCTCAGTCGCCGGCCCGGGGGCCGTGGCAAACTCAAACGCCGGGGCGTCAACGTGCCGCACGGCGTACCGCTGGAGCTCGAGCGTGCGGGCCAGCCCGCCCGTCACGGGCACAATCTGCCCGGCCTTGTACGCGGCGTAGGACCGCAGGAACCGCACCTGCACCATCGGGATCGTCGTGCTCATTTCCACACGTTCTCCGGTGGCCTGCCGCCTCGGTCCCAAAAATCGCCAGGGTGCTGCAGGCTCGCTCGCATGTTCTGGTCGGGCCACTTGATCCACACCTCGGCGTGGCCCAACACGACCCGAGGACACACGCCAATCTTCAGCCCGGCCTTTTGGGCCGTCAGCCACATGGCGATGTCATCGTCAATCCGCCCGTCCTCCCACCGGCCAGCCTCATTGGGTTTTCCGATGAACCACGGGTGAGGCATCTTTTTCAACGCCTCTGCCTTTAGCATCGTCAATCCGAAGTGGGCCGTGTTGGCTTGGATGACGTTGTGATAGATGAAGTGATCCCTGGCCACCTCGGCCACGCGGGAGCCATCGTCGGCCTTCATCGTGAACAGCGGCTCATCGGTACGCCGCTTCATCTGCACGGCGGCCACGAAGTCGAAGTCGCTGGCTACGGCGTACGTCAGCAGCCGAGGAATCGCATCGGCTTCAAAAATTGAGTCGTAGTCGAGCGTGCAGATCCAGAGCGGAGGGGCTTTTTCGTCCGTGTCGCTCTCGATCATGTCCGTGAGGACACGCTCCAGGCATTGGCCCCAGAACGCCCCCTCAAGCCGCACTGGCGAAATGCCGTACGGGATGAGCCCCCTGGCCCAGCAGAACATGTGATCCTGCCAGCCGAGCCGAGGCACTGACATTGCGCAGTGCAATCGGATCGGCCCGCTGCCAGTCTGAATGATGGCAGGCTTTACGCCAGCCACCGCCGAAGTCGCCGCGCCCACGGCTCCTCCTTCGTTGGAGTTGTCGTTCTATCGTCTTCGCTCAGCCGAGAACCACGCGGGTAGTGACGTTGGCATCAGACGCCGAATCGACACCCGCCTCGCCGCGACCCAGGCGGGCCGCCACGACGATGTCGTTGTTCGTGCCGTTCGCCGACGCATCCGCAGACGGCGTGACCGCCACTTGCAGATACCGCTTGAGAGCCTTGGTCGAAATCTCAAAGCGAGTCACGTTTACCGTGGCCGTGTTGCCAACGCCGGACAGCGTGTAGTCCGTGCCTTGGACCAGCCCGCTGATCGCCGCGTAGCTGCCGTCCGTGTCGCTGTGCTTGACGCTCACGACGCTGGGGGCAGACGTGTTGGCGAGCGAGCGGTAGCACACGTCGATGCTGACCGAGTCGTAGCCGAGGCAGTCGATCGCCACGGTGTGCGTGCCAGCAGAGGCAACGCCCGCAACGCCGGGGCTGATCGAGATGACGGACTTTTCGTTGGCCGCGTGGTTCATGGATTCTGGTTCCTTGGGTTGGTTAGGTTCAGAGGATGAGAGCCACGACCGGGCCAGCCGTCGAAGCGTCGCCCACGTCCGAGGTCACCGCGTCGTAGGACACCGTGGCCTGGAAGTAGGTCTGATCGAACTCGATGTAGCGGTCGGTGCTCGCCCGCACCGCCACGGCACGCCGCAGGGCGAAGTGGCTCGACCGCTTGAGGTCGCCGAACAACGCCACGCACTGACCGGCCGAGGCCGTCTTCCGCATGACGTTGTTGAGGAACACCGGCCACCCTAGGAACGTCGGCCGGCGGGCACCGTCGAGAACCTCGTTGGCGAGGGCACCGCTGCCGCCGAGAGCCAGCGACTGCATCGCCAGAGCGTGCATCTGCGGCGTGACGTACCAGCCGCAGGTCGGGCTCTGGGTCGCGTAGGTCGGAGCCTTGGCGACGGTGGCGAGGAAGTCATCGACCGTCAGGGCCGTAACCGCCGACTGCGAAGAGTCGTTGATGCCAGCCGTCAGCGTCTCGTTCTCAAACTTGTACTGGATGCCACGGATGCCACCGTAAAGGCTGGCCCCGGTGCCGATGAAGCCGTCTTCGTCGATCCGCTGGGCGATGGCCAGAGCGAACTCTTCAGCCACGAGCCCGGCGAGGTCAATCGCCGAGTCGTCAATCAGCTGATTAGGGACGCGAGTGCCGACGCGAACTTCCTTGCTGGAAAGCATCACGTTGTCGGTCGCCATGTCGGTCGCCTGGGTTTCGGCATTGGCGCCCGTGTGGTACGCCGTGTTTCCGCCAACGCGACGCGGGATGTAGAGCGTGTCGCTCGTCATCTGCAGGTTGTTGGCCTGCGCCGGGAACGCACCGAAGGACTCCACCAGCCGGATGACCGTCGAGGCGAAGGTGTCGGGGATGAACACGCCGCCCTTGTTGTTGTCGTTGGGCGACAACGCACGAGCCTCAACGTTCTTCTCGTACCACGAACGATCCTCGGCACGGCCGAGAACGTAGCCACGAATCCACCGGCCGCACGCCTCAGCGTCGCTGGACGAACGGAAGTGGCGGGCCTTGCCGCTCAGCGAACGCTCGGCAGCCGGGGCCGGGGCCGCATGAACGGCCGCAACCTCGACGGGCTTCGCAGTCGCGGCCACCTTGCCACGCAGGGCGGTGATCCGCTCGGCGATGGCGTGCTCGCGGGCGAGCTCCTTCTCGAGCTGCTCGGCTTCGCCGGCCAGCTTCTCCATCTCCGCGACCTGCTCGGCAGAACGCTCCTCGACCTTGGAGAGGTCATCGAGCATGGCGGCCACAGCAGCGGCCCGGTCCTGAAGCTTGGTGAGTTGGCTGGCCATCCTTGGCACTCCGTAGTTGTGAACGGTGACAGTCCGTGTCTGTCGTTCACACTACGCCAAGGATGCCACTCAGCCTCGCCTAGTGTTTGTATTTACAAGGGACCGGCGGCAGATGTACTCGGCCGGCACGACTTGCTTGGAGCGAAACGTGCAGCACTGGCACTCGATGTACCGTACCTGCGAATGTTCGCCGGCCTGCACGCTCGAGCGAGTGCGGATGCGACCCTTGCCGCACTGGGGGCAGATGTCACCCGGTCTTGCCACGCCTGCTCCTACTTGCGGTTGTCGTACACAAGGTCTTTGACTTCGTCGGTCGTGAGATTGGCGGTATGGCCACTGCTGTCGGTGACTTCGACCATGGTCACATAGCCCTTGCCGACTTTCTTCGTCTGGCTTTTTCCGACCTTGTAGCCCATCTTGCCCATGGCTTCCTTGGCGGTGTCGAGGTTGAGCTTCGACTTGCTCTTCGGCAGCGGCGTGTCGTGCTTCTTCGACGGTGACTTCAGTCCGCCAGGGGCGCTGCCAGATCCTTTTGCCGAACCTCCATCGCTTCCGCCTGATCCTCCACCATCGCCGCCGTCTCCACCGCCGCCACCGCCTTCTTTTCCGCAACTGTTGTCGATCCCGCCGCCTTGCCCAGTTGGGCAAAAGCCACGCAGGAACGTGCGGAGAACCGCCGCCTTCAGACGCACAGCAATAGCCTGGGCGTCAATTTCTGGCGCAGCGGCAGGCTGATCGGCCTGAGCCTCTTGGCAGCTGCACCTCTCTTCAGTTGCCTGCGACGCAAGCCACTCATTCATGCTTCGGCGAGCGATTGCCGTAGTGCTGCTGCTATATGCAGGATGGGTCACTACGCTTACATCGTAGAGGCCAGACACCTCGCGGATCGAGCGTCGCGGCTTGCCGTCTTCGCCTGGTGCCCACTGCTCGCCGCGTGGCTCCACGGTGAACGCGAACGACGATCCACGCAAATCGGAACGGGCCACGAGCTCGCCGATGGTGCGGCCCAGTTCCGTGTTGGGCAGCACGACCGAATACCTCAGCCCCTTGTCATCGCTTGTGAGCTCGAGCGTCCCGCTTGACGTGCGGCCCAGCAGTTGATTCGGATCGTGGTTGAACAGTGCCACCACGTCCTGCTTGCCACGCTGGCGGCTCAGCACCTTGTCGAAGGCACCCGGCAGGATGGTCTCGCGGAAGCCGCCGAGATCCACGCTCAGCGTGTTGTATCGCACCGCGTAGCCGGTCAGCACGGGCCGCCCGTCCGCACGGGTTTCAACCACGGCACCGCCGTCCTCGGCGAACTCCCAATCGCGGCGCTCAATGTTGCTGGCGTCCATGCTCTCGCTCCTCTCGGATTCGCGGTCCATCTGTTCGACTTTGTCTGCCGACCACGTGCGGCCAGCGTCGCCACCCCACAGCATCCACGCCACGAAGCCCGGCGTCTCGTCTCCCGGCTTGTTCCAGCCTGGCCTGCGGTCGGCCTCGTGCCGAGCAAACCAGGCGTTCATCTCGCGTACGTGATCTTCAGTGAGTTCTTCGCGGGCGGCGATGATGTTGGCCCGGCGCACCGTCTCAGGCTTGAGCCCGTCGCCACTCTTGCCTTCGTTGTGCAGCCGCAGCCCGGTGCGAGCAGCCTCGGCCATGCCAGCCGTGGGCTTGAGGTCAACCGCCATTGGCATCGTCCTCAACGTCTGCCGGCGTGTCCTTGCTCGTGCCGGCAGCCACCTCGGCCACGTCTTCGCCCATGTCGCCTGGCGTGTCTTCAACCTCGCCGGGCGAGTCATTCGTTGGCGACTGCATCGGCCCGAGGTTCTCCTTCTGCCGAACCTCTTCTGGCTTCATCCACCCGTTTCGGATGGCGATTTCGTACGCCTGATAGCGAGTCGTGATGTCGCCACGCAGCAGCCCTTCGACCAAGAACTCGGCGTACAGATCGCCGTCCTCTGGCAGCACGTCACGCTCGATGGCACCCTCGATCCGCCGCAGCCACGGGGCAATGGTGAACTTCTCGAAGCTCACCATCTCGCTCTGCAGGTTGCCCCAGGTCGCCCGGCCCAACTCCTGAATCATGTGCGGCGGCATCCGCCAGCAGCGGCAGATGGCCAACAGCGACTGCATCCAGAGCTCGGCCAGCTGACTCTCTTGATTCGTCGCCGAGACACTGTCGGCCTTGAGTCCGTTGCTGAGGATCGCCGTTCGCCCAGCCTTGGCCGGGCCACGATGGGCGCTCTCCCACTGGTCCCGCAGCTGCTCGCGGACTTCGCGGGGCAACGCCTGGTCCGTGTGCAGGATGATGCCGGGCTGGGCGTTATTCCGGTAGAACGTCGCGGCGTACTGCTCGAGGGCACGGGCCAGCCCGATGGCGTCCTTGCCAAGCTCGACCGGCACCTCGCCGTGCACGCCGTCAAACGACAGCCACCGCACGTGCATGATCTGGTCATCTCGGTACGCCTGCTGCCGGCCCGTGCTCGGGTCCGTGTAGACGTAAGAAAGAGACATGTCGTTTTCCTGCACCACCTTCATGCCGGCCGGATTCAGCGGGTGCAGTTCGCTGACGCTGCCACGGTCGCCGGCCACCTTACACTGGTACGAATTTCCGTAGAAGCCAAGATGAAGGCACATCTGCTCGACCCATTCGTAGCGTGTCTGCCACTTGTTGGGCCGGCGGGCCAGCACGTTGTAGAGCGGAAGATCCTTGGCCCGCTCGCTGTTGTGGTCATCAAGCCTGCGGTAGAGGTGGAGTGGAAGGCTCGCCACCGTCTCGGCCACAACGCGGGCACACGCGAAGTACGCCGCCGTCTTCATCGCCGTCTCGGGCGTGATCCTCACGCCACTCTCGCCGGCCATGGCCACGAGGTCATCCCAGCGGGACATGCGGGTATCGAGAAACTTGATTTCGGGCAGTGCTGCCGTCGCTTCCATGCGTCACCAGAAGGAAATCTCGGGCATATCGGCGGGCTTCATGCTCTCGCCCATGTGAACGCCTACGGCCATGATGGTGGCTACCACCGCG